AGCCTGGGACCTGGGCATTAACGACTCAACAAGTATTGTGTTCGCGCAACACGTTGGCAGTGAGATACGTGTTATCGATTACTACGAGAACAGCGGCAAGGCTCTGGACCATTACGTGCAGATGATGCGCGATAAGGCCCATGAGCATGGTTATATCTACGGCACTGCTGTACTCCCTCACGATGCAAAGGTACGTGAGCTGGGTAGCGGTAAAAGCCGAATAGAAATCCTGGATGGGCTGGGGCTCAGGGACACATCCGTAACCCCACAGCTTAGAGTCGATGATGGAATAGCCGCTGTGCGCCTAGCCCTTTCCAGGTGTTATTTCGATATGGGCAAGACCAAAGATTTGGTCCGTTGCCTACGCAATTACCACAATGAATATGATGAGAAAGCCCGCACGTTTAAGAGCAAGCCTGCTCACGATTGGAGCTCTCACGCCGCCGACGCATTCCGTTACCTGATAACAGGCTATCGAGATGCTACATCCTGGGGTGGCGCAGACGTTCGCCGCCATTCCGATAAGTGGGTCGCTTAATGAATTACGAAGAGTTACAGGTAAGTGTCGCTAAGTTTCTCAACAGGGAAGATTTAACCGAAGAGATACCCATGTTTATTGAGCTTGCAGAAGCTCGCATCAAGCGTGACTTGAGAGACCGCCGCCAGCAGGTTAGAGCCGAGGCTATGGTGTATAGCGAATATATGCGTATGCCCTGCGATCACATTGAAACGCTAAGGGTGATTGTTGACGATAAGATTCTCCGCCTGGCTGATAAGTTCAACATTGAGCGGTTTGAGATCCTGGGGCCCGGTAGCGTTTTACCGTCACGTTGAGGATAAGTTTCAGTTCATGCCGCGCACCTGATCCCTGAGAAAGGAGCCAGGGTAGTCGTTGAATACGTAGCGGAAGTGACCAGGTGCTCAGCGGACAACCCGACAATCTGGCTTCTGGAGCAATCTCCGGATGTTTACCTTTATGGTGCGCTGATTGCGGCAGAGGGTTATCTGCATGATGACACAAGAATACCTCTCTGGACTCAGGCTTATGGCGAGGCAGTGCAAGCACTGAACGGCGCCAGCGATAAGGCAGAGCATTCCGGCGCCGCCCTTAGACTACAGCGGCATGGCATAGCGTGAGTGAGTGGAAGCCAATCGATGCGCCGGAGGGCCAGTGGTCATCTATTGAGGCCGGCCCTGACTCGGCTGGGGCGCGGTCAGCGACGGCGGCAATTGTGGGGATTGGGAAGGGATCTCTAACGATACTGGCTGTGATGATTTTGACAACCTGCTGTGTTGGATTCTGGGCTCTGGCCGGTGGGCTGATGCTTGCTTCTGGCGCGATCTTAGCCTGTGGAATGATGGCGTTGCAGATTATCAGGCGGTGGCGTAATGGCTGAGCTACCGCTAAACCATATTCAGAATAACGAAGAGGGCTTATCTGTAAGGGATAAGCTCAATACTGTTATTGACCGCACCAATGCCACTGAAGGCATTGAGGGTCTTGTTGACGTTCACGTTAACGATAAGACAAACCCCCATGATGTAAAGGCGCCCCAGGTTGGCTTAGATCCCGCCTTACAGCCTCTTGAGGCTCAGAACGTACAGGCCGCGCTTCAGTATTTGTGGGACGCGCATGGCGTCGGCCACTGTGTCTGATGAGATGCCGAAAGATCCAGCGCCTGGTGATATGTGGATTGATACCGCCACCACGATGGAAATGTACGTCTACATCGATGGTAGTGGATGGATTAGCATGACAGGCGCCGGCGGCGGCATGGGCGGGAGCTTTACCGAACAATATCGTTATTGATGATATGGACGGCCTATTGTCAGGCAAGTTGCTGGGCCGTGAAGCAGACGAGGATGGCAAGGCCGCCTGGCGCCCTATCTACACTGATGACGTGTTGACCCGCGGCGCCCAGCCCATGTTCCGCAAGCCCAATGGCCAGTTTGCGGCAAAGACAGACCCAGAGGCGGTAAGGGACCAGCAGACGGCTAACTGGTTCTTGTATGAGACCATACAGGCGATAAAGGGTGGTGCCACTGTCTCTAACGCGCCCCCTGTAGACCCTGTAGATGGCGAATTATGGTTCAACGATACCCCTGATGTCATGGAGCTTTTCATGTGGCATGAGGGTGAGCAGGATTGGTTACCCGTTAAGCCTGATGGACAGGGTAATTGGGTGCCTGTTACTGGTGGCACGTTTTTAGGCCCAATCTTTGGCCCTTCAGTTCCTGCTCTCATTACTCCAAACCGGCCTGTTTGGTCTGATTTTCCATCCGACCCTCTGCAAACAAACATTCTTGATGACCTATCCACTTTTGAAGGTGCGGTGGTTTTTCAGGTTCCAGTTCCAAACTTTAATCAGCTCCCAGGCGGGATTCAGAACAGATTCAAGATACGCGCACAAGGACCAGACGCTGACCTTAGCGGGTGGGCTGACGGCGAAGATGCAATTCTATACTTTAGTGAGCACAGGTCCGATATTAATCGACTTATCTTGCAGACTCACACCGTTAAGGGAGGTCTACAGCACTATAGGCACCCTGACGGCTATGATGTGCTTTATGGTGAGTCTGATACGTGCACAGGCGGCATAATTGCAGGTGGCTGGGCGACTACCATATACAAGTTTGGCAAGGATTACTCTCCTTATGTGACGTATGAAATGCTGGAGGATGTTGGCGATCATTACGTTGCCAAGACCGGCGACACGATGACCGGCCCGCTTGAGGTTGATGACGTTGTAAAGGCAGATGTCATCAAGTCAACAAAGGTGGACTCTGGCGAGGATACTAACCTTAGTATCCAGCGTTATGGCTCCACTAAGTTTTTGCTGGCCTCAACGGAAACGCTGGCCTATCAGCCGGTCAGGTACAACGCAGATTACAAGCTAGACCATGAGCGCAATCTGATCACCAAGGGTTACGTTGATGACCTTGTAGAAGAGACTGTCACAGACGCTGACGGCGCCTATGTCCAAAAGAAGAAGGACGGCGGCGACTCTATGGAGGGGCCGCTTAAGATTAGTGGTCAGGCAGGAGTGGACTCACGTGCGGCTAGGCGGCTCGAGGCGCTTAATGTCTTTTCCGGCTCAGAGAACAGTTCGCTACAGCTTGGAACAAAGAGTACAAAGATATACGTAGGCCATAACGACACATCGTTTAACACGCCCCTAAAGCTTAATGAGATCCAGGACAGGGGCGCCGGCGTTACCTTCACCGGCACGATTAAGTTTGCCGATCAAGACGTATTGATGGACATAGCGCCAGCCGCTGGAACCACGCAGACCATTAAGCTGTTTGATGGCGTTGGCAATAGTGATGACCAAACAATACTCCAGGTTGATATTAACGGCGCAACCTTCAAGAAGGCCATTGAGTTCGTGTCAGGCCCATCTAATGGGAAGGAGGTCGTCTTTCGGCTGGATGCCAACAGAGGTGTGCGGGCGCGTAACCTCAACATGGACAGCACGAACATCAATAAGCTGGCTGACCCCGTTAACCCAGATCACGCAGTCAACCTAAAGACCTGTCGATAGATTGATTGACGACCTTGAGGACCGTCTGACCGACCGTCTTGACACGTTGATCACTGACAACAGCTCTGGCGAGATGAAGTTTGTGGTTAAGCAGATGCCGTCAGCAAATGGCGACTTCCAGTGCATGACAGCTAACGGGGCATCAACTACCTATGAGCCGAGTCAGACCAGAGAGGTATGGGGCACATAATAAGAACCTCGCTGGCTATGACTTTAAGTGGAATGAGGTAGAGCCAAACACCTACTTTTACATGGCTGGCCCTGATGATTCCCTAGCGCGCTTCCGAGTGGTCGCGGCTCCAATCGATCAGGGCACCTGGACTAAGATCAAGGTCAACGACCCAGAGATATACCCCAGCGATAAGAAGTGGGAAGTCAATGACCAGTGGGACATTCTATTTCGCACGTTCACTGGAGAGAGTGTTGACCTAGACGATTACGTCAAGAAGACCGGCGACACGATGACGGGCCAGCTTGAGGCTCAGCTGGTCACTGACTACATCAAATTCAGTGGCGACAGCAAACGCATTGTTGAAGACGGCTCTATACGCATGACGATCGACAAGCGCGTCATTATCGATAAGGGCACCACGGTGCCTGGTGGCGGCTTTGAGCTAAAGGGCAGGACCAGTGCTGGCGTCAATGAAAAGCTCTTGCAGGTATATCACAACAACACTGGCGGCACTGATGCGGTCAACTACTACGGCAAGATGGACAGCAACACTAACCTTGCTACGGTAGGCTACGTTAAGAGCATCGTGGGCGGCGACAGTGATATATCTGGCGACACGCCGTTCACCCCTTATGGACCTTTAAAAACCATACCTGCTGGGCAAGTACCTTCTAAAGGTGAAATCTCGTTCGGTAGCTACACGCCAGCAGAAACGACATCCATTGCGTTAAATAAAACAGACCGGAATGGTGAGGTCTGGGATTACGGCTTTAATGCTGACTCTATCTTTACGGTAACTATTACTGATGACGTTGGGTCTGAGGCCTTTAGACAAACAATTTCGGTGCGCGTTGATGGCGTTGAGGATAAAGGCAATTGGGTTGTTCTTACTGTTGATAGTAGAGACCTAAGCTGTAAGCAGAGGGAAGAATCTACAGGCCAATTTTATTACGTTTCAAACCCAGCAGTTTGGTATTTGAATGATGGCTGTGAGGCTACGCCGCTTCAGAAGGTCCCCGTCACGTTTGATGAGATGTTTCAATTCAGAGATGAAACAGCGATATTCCCTACCTATTTGCGATATAACCTTTCAACGGATTCGGGCGACGGCTTCACGGGCGCAAGTCAAGGCCGCTTTTATATGCAAGGAAGTCTCACCGACCCAACAAACATTAGACTGTGTACCTTAGATCAGTACGGATACGGGTATCTTGGCAGGGTGGCTAAAACCTCATCCACTTCAATTGTCAGCATTCCTGGCGAGATGACTATGTTTGCCAGGTCGCTGTGGTCAAAGCAGATTATTCCTGTCGAAGGTTTCTACTTTGATTCCCTTTACTTCAACCACTCTAAAGAATCCATGCGATTGCAGAATTGGGGCAAGAGCTGGGACAGCTTTGAGCACCATACCTGGAAGGCAGGCGAGGAGGTCTTTGTAAAGTTTGACTTTGCGCCAAAAGCCCACACTACGGCCCGAATGGAGCAACAGATAGCAGAGCTGACTGCAGAGATTGGCAGTACTGGAGGGCGCTAAGTGAAAGAGCGCATAGTTAACTTCCCCCAGGGCGCCCCATACGGCACTGAGCATTATGAGCATGGCAGGACGTGGGAGTTTGTGGCGCCTGGCATGTGGAAGTCTGTTGGCGGTGCTGGCGGCGCGGGAACCGGCGCTGGGATGGTCATATCCCCAACAGAGCCCGCTGACCCCTGTTACGGGTATGCAATGGCTGGACTCCACAACCGGAATGGTTTTCATCTGGGATGACGACAAGTGGATTGAGTTCCCTCACGGCTTTAATGGCCTGGAGGAAGCGCCTGAAGACAGTCTGATTTACGGCCGGCAGGATGGTCAATGGGTTGAGGTTTCTGTATCTGGCGGCTCTGTAGATTGGATAGATATTGAGAACAAGCCAGTACAGATTAAAAACTTAGCAAGCGAAAATGCCGAGAAAGTCTCAATGATTTCTGGCGGAAATTACTAGGAGAGCAACATGGCAACACGCATTTATTTACGCAACGGTCTCGGGCAAACCCGATGTCAGTGACTTTGGCGGCTCTCAAGGTGAGCTACTTATTGACCTTCAAGATAAGGTCATTTGGACCTTAGACCAGGTACCGGCTCCAGCGTTGTCATGCTGGGCTCGGATATATCAAGCGAGACCATTGATTGGTCACAGCTAGATAACGTCCCCACAGAGTTTAAGCCGGCGGCGCACCGGCATGATTACGATGAGATTGACAACGGCAAGGCTGGACAAGACGCCAAGACGCTTGAGGTTGAGATTGATGAAATCTTAACTCACTTATCTAACATCGATACCGAGCTGGGTGCATTGCAGGGCAACCTTGACCTTCGCCGGTACTGCCAAGATGTCTAATGGCACAATCTCACAGGTTACCTGATGCAGGATCGGCGGCAGGCTTTTCTGTCGGGCCAATCCCTGCTGACCCGCCTGCTGGATCAAACAACCTTTACTTTCATCTGTGAGGACGGCGGCACTTATGACGGTGGCGTTTACAACTCAGGTGATTGGCTGGTCAGTGAGGGTCAGGGAGCTGGTTGGACCGGCATCCACTTTGACGCGACCGTGTCAGTTAACTGGGGCGAGATCGGCAACAAGCCGTCTGTATTCCCGCCAGATGATCACAACCAGGACATCTCAACCATTAACGGGCTACAAGATATTTTAGATGATGTGTCGATGGACGGTCACACTCATGAGATTGATGACGTTACTGACCTGCAGACTGCGCTAGATAGCAAGGCGTCAGTGGTGTCCATCTCAGGCGGCACTTACTAAGTAAGCCATGACTGAGATCACGTTAAAAAAGGGCAACGGTAAGCCATCTGATTCCGCGCTGGTAGAGGCGGAGTTTGCCCTGGATGTCGATAGCGGCAAGATTTACAGCAAGCTGGCTGACGGCAAAGTCAGGGCCCTAAATGACGCTGAGTTTATTGGTGTCGATACTAACGCCGATAACTATCAATACTGGCAGTTACAAGATTAACGGCTCCAGTACGGTCAACGTGTTTTCAATGCAAGGACTTAGATTTTAAATCTGGGCCTGGCGTTGGGATTAAACAAGACGGTTACGGTGTAGAGTTTTCTGCGGCTGGGATGATTCTGTCGGCAACAGAGCCCACCGCCCCCATTACCGGACACGTGTGGATGGACGCCACTAACGGAGAGGTTTGGGTCTGGGATGAGTCAAAGTGGTTGCAGTTTCCTGTAACTGGCGGAAAGAGCGTTGGCGGGATGGTTATTTCCAAGACAGAGCCTGCTGACAAGGTAAACGGTATGCAGTGGATGGATGCCAACACTGGCATTGTATTTATCTGGGACGTTGATAAATGGCTGGAGTTTCCAAAATGAGCACAAGGGTAATAGATGATCCCGAATTGATCGGATGGGAGCTTGACCCAAATACGGGGCGCTGGATGTGGACCGGTGGATCAGGCTCTGGCGGCGGGGGCGGCATTGAAGAGGCTCCCGTAAATGGACTTATTTATGGTCGCCAGGATGCGGCATGGGCTGAAGTGGTTGCGGGTAGCAATGTTACTTACACGCTTCCGGTTTCCCTGCGCTCTGGCGCCGCACAACTTCCATTAACAGCAGACGGCGCAAAGTTAGCCGTAATGACACGCGGCGGTGAGCTTGAATTACCGCTGGCCGCATAGGAGATATATAGATGGCTAACAGAATCCCAACATACGTTGACGCTACTTCAGAGAAGATTTCAGAGGTGCCTGCTGGTGACTTCTTGTCTATTGAGGGTAGTGGATTGGCAGAAGGCTACACAGTTCTTTCGGGCACAAGCCCCAGCATTTCACTAGGCTCTGGCGGCGCTTTCTCTTTAGTGCTGTCTGGGAATACAACTTTCAGTTTCACGGGCGCGCCCAGCACCGGAGCGGCAGGTTTTAGCTTATCTATTACCCAAGATGCTAGCGGCAGTGGCTTCACGGTAACGTGGCCCGCGTCGGTTAGGTGGCCTGGAGGTACTACACCAGACCTTACGGCTACAGCAGACAAGACAGACGCATTTATTTTTACCACTAGCGACGGCGGATCTACTTACACCGGCCTAGTGGCAGGAAAGGACATCTAAGAATGCCAACACGCAGAATAAGCGGCACAGCGACAGCGGCATCTGACCCTGATAACGGTGGCGATCACTCTGGCGGCGGCGGCTCAGGCGGCACCTTTGTTGACGACGTGTTTTCGACTTACTTATACACGGGTACGGACGCAGATCAAGACATCGTTAATGGTATCGACCTCGACGGTGAGGGCGGGATGGTGTGGACCAAGGACAGGACGGCAGGATACGACCACGGCCTGATGGATACGGAGAGGGGTGTTTCTGGCGGCAACCTCCAGTCTAATGAGGCGTTTGGCGCCCAAGTAGCACCCGCAGGCAAAGACCTCACCAGCTTTAACTCCAACGGTTACTCTGTCGGGCCAAAATACACTGGGTCTTATAATTCATCTGGAGTAGGCTACGTCTCTTGGACCTTCCGCAAGGCACCTTCGTTCTTCGACGTGGTGACGTACACGGGTGATGGCGTAACGGGGCGTGAGATACCCCATAACTTAGGCGTTGAGCCAGGGATGATTATTGTAAAGCGAACCGACGGTACTGGAAAATGGCCTGTGTGGAATAGGTCGATCTCTACTGGCACTACTGCTAGGTTATTATTAGAGGATCGGGCGGAGGCTCAGTTGCAAGCCGAAACCTTTACCTCAACATCCCCTACCAGTTCTGCATTCACAGTAGGCTCACATAGTGACGTAAACACTCTAAACTCTGAATACGTCGCCTACGTCTTCGCCCACGACGACAGTGAAGAGGGCGTGATCCAGTGCGGGAGCTACACGGGTAACGGAAACGCAGACGGCCCTGAGATTGATCTCGGATGGGAGCCTCAGTGGTTGCTCCTTAAACCCGCCTCTAGTTCTGGGGATTGGGTGTTAAGAGACAATATGAGAGGCTGGCCGGTTGGGGCTAACTTTCCAAAGTTAAGCGCAAATCTATCAGATGCGGAATCGGCCAATACTGCACGCCTAGATATAACCCCAACAGGTTTTAAGGTAAACGACACGACTAGCAGTGTAAATGCCAGTAACGGTGAATACATCTACATGGCGATACGCCGCCCGAACAAGCCAGCGAGTGAGTTCGAGCCAGAGGAGTTGTTTGCTCTCAGCAATCAAGTATCAACCGAGCCTAACTATGTGTCAGGTTTTCCAGCTGACGCGCTTCTTCGGTCAGTCATTACAGGCGGTGCAAACTATCCGATGCTTATGGCGCGCCTTACTCAGGGAAGTACGCTTGTTACATCTGACCCAGGTACCGGAATGGAGTCCTCTGCTTTCGCTTTTGATTATCAAGACGGGGCAATGTCCAACGGGAGCGATAGCCTAGATTATGTAGGCGCTATGTGGAGGCGCGCACACGGCTTCTTCGATGTGGTGACGTATGAGGGTACTGGTGTGGCAGGACTTCAAGTTCCTCATAGCCTCGGCGTTAAGCCTGAGATGATGTGGGTTAAGTGTAAGAATGGTAATGGTGACTGGGCGGTTTATTCAGATTCCGTAGCCCTAGATGGAAAGTTAAACTCAGTGGCCACGTTTGGTTTCAGACTCTTCAACGAGCCTACTGATGAAGTGTTTGAGATAAAGAATGGCCCCGACAACGATTTAAACGCAGGGCGAACCGTTTTCCACATAGCCTACCTCTTCGCCTCAGTCCCCGGCATCTGTGACATCGGTACTTACACGGGTACTGGCTCTAATGTGGTCGTTGACTGCGGATTCGGTGCGGCAATTCCTCGATTTGTAATGGTTAAGCGCACTGATGGGAATGGCAACTGGATGTATACGGACTTTCCTGGTGGTTTAAACAGAACCTTAGCCCTCAACACTACAGACGCTCAAAAGGACAAAAGGTTCTCATACACAAGCGGTGCATTCACAGTACTCCCTGTAACAACTGACGGGGACACATGGAACCCCAGCATTGACGGCGCTGAATACATTTACATGGCAATAGCATAAGGAGCAACACATGAAATACAGGAAGAGAACAGACGGCTCCTTGGCTACTAAGTCAGAGCTAAAGGCACAGAACACCAACACCAGCTTTCCCAAGGTATGGACGGCGGCGACCCTAGAGTCTTTAGGCGTTGACCCCGTCCTCCCTAGTCCTAAGCCTGAGCTAGGTGAGTACGAGGTGGCTGTGGGTGACGGCGCTGTGCAGTCAGATGGTGACTGGGTAGAGGCGTGGAAGGTACAGCCCATGTTCACTGCCACAGAAGAAGCCACAGTAGAACAGCAGATAGCTGACTACGAGGCTCAGAAGCTACTCAAGAAGCGTCAGGGACTCTCGGCAACTAACGAGAACCTCAGACTACAGCTAGACCAGATTGGCGTATACGGCGTTATGAATGCGGCTGTGGCTACTCTGGACGCTACGGCTGAGGCTAACGGTGTAGACGTGACGCCTTACGCTATTCACTGGGGCTTCGCTACCACGATCAACCGCTTGGACGAGTGGGTAATTGAGGTGGCTCAGGCGGCTAATATCACAGATGAACAGCTTGATGAGTTGTTTGAGAAAAGTATGGAGGTTAATTAAATGGGTGTTGAAAATGCAAATGGAATCCATGAGCTTGATGCTGACGCTCCACTGGGAACCGAAAGTATCAGCGAAGGCGATAACCATATCAGGGTTATTAAACATGCAATTAAGAAAACCTTTCCCAACGTTAAGGGTGAGGTAACGGCATCTCATACGGATCTCAATAACATAGGGGACACTTCCCAGTCCATTGATGATCTCGAGGCTGACGTTACAAAGCTAAATACCGATTTCAATACGCTAGAGGCCACTGTTAACGACGCTATCGCCAATAAGTATGAAGGTAACGTTGCGTCATGTTATTACAACACTGCTTTCTTGGATCAAGGCATTCAGCAGGGTTTAGTGTACAAACACAACATCGCATCAATTACGGCCTCTGGAGCAAACGGCACACAAATTAATTTTGCTAATCAACTAGATGATTGGACCGACGATTTAAGTGCTCACTACGCCTTTAATATCACCCCGATTACGTTAACGGGCAAGCCAGTAATCATTAACGTTGTTGCGCCTACATCCAATTACCTGACGTTTTTTGCTTATGAGCTTAACAATGGGGTGTGGGACCCGATGCCGGCACAGCGCACGTCATTCAGTATGATCGTTATTGACATGTTTGCAGGTCAACCGTAATGAAAAAATTAGCCTTAGCGATTTCTTTGGTTCTGGTCTCTGGTTGCGCCACAAAGTTGGGGAATGAGCGAGCATCCCAGCACGGCACTGATCAGGTGAGAATGGTTGCAGTCCAGCACGAAGCAATCAAGGATCAAAAGATTGCAGAAGCTACAGCAAAAGCAGAGCTTTATAAGGCGCTTGCTTCAGTCGCTCAGGCTGATCCGTCCAGCTCTGGAATGGTCGCAATGGCCTTGGCGTTTCAAAGCATGAACGAAGAAGGGACGGGACAAACCCCTATCCTCGCATTGCAACGCCAGGAGAATAGCGCACTGGAGTGGACCAAAGCCTTGGCGCCTTCAATTGGTGGGATGATAACGGGAGTAGCGATCGCCGGTATAAACGGTGAGACACAGCGAAATGCGTCGGACAATAATAGGGACATACTCTTGGGAGACCAAATTGCAGACAGAGGAATTGTTGAGGCGGTTGCGAGCCTGGGTAGTGTTGCGGCGGCTCAAACTGGGGTGGCAGTGGGTGGTGATTACTACACTCTTCAGGATGAGGCTGTTATTGATCAAAGCGTCGTTACGGATACGAGCGCGGACACTAATACTACAACTACGACATCGTATTCAATGGATACGACAATTGATTACCAAGGGACAAACATGACTTTGAGTGAGCTAGTAACAACGCTCAAGTCTGCCGGCGCCTACTTACTCAATTGATTTAAACAATGATGGGGTTCCCGACGTGTCTGGCGGCGATGGCGCCACCAAGGTGACAGAGATTAACTGTGCGGTGACATTTGCGCCACGGCCCCCGCAGTGCCAATAGGAGTTATTTAGATGGCAATCACAACTAATTATGCCCTAGTCAAGCCAACCATTGGCGGGTCAGAAAACGAGTGGGGTGGCAACCTCAATGATGACCTGGACAAGATTGATGCGCTATTGGGCGGCGATCAGCCCATTAACGGCATTAAGATTGATTCGGGCGAGGTATCTGGCTCAGCAATTACCGGACCGATTGGCGGCGTTAATGATGATGTAGAGATACACCCAGACGTTGAGATTAGCGGCAAGGTAAAAAATCTGGTGGGCATGGATGACCCTAACGGTAATATATCTAACGTTGACTTGGACGCCAGAAGCATTGATTGCCAGGGCGGAATCACAGAAAAAAATGCCGCGCTAATTAACAGCACAACGGCAACCCTTTCTATTGATCAGGGCACCATTCACTCTGCGGTTATCAGTCAAAACCAGACTTATACATACAACCTGGCGATGCCATCAAGTGGTCAGGGCATAACGCTCATGCTGAACAAGCAAACATCCAGCGCCACCAATATTGTTTGGAAGCACAACGGCGCGAGTAACGCGGTCAAGTGGATTGGCGGCGGCGAGCCTGATTTAAATACAGGCATAAATGTTATTCAGTTTTGGACGGCGAACGCCGGCAACGGCAACGAGTTATTTGGTGCTTATTCTGGGGTCGCGTCTTGATCAGAAGCAAGCTATTGACGGCTATTGGCGGCTCCGGTGAGGGCGGCAATATCTATATTGGCGAAAAAGAGTTTTTAACCCCAGGGTTTTACTACTGGAATGTACCCCTGTCCGTTACCAGGATACACGTCTGTTGTATTGGGGCGGGCGCTTATAACGATTACGCGCTGACTACATCTTACAACGGTGGCGGTGGTGGTGGCCTGGTATGGGCTAACGACATTGAAGTTGACCCAGGCAAGCAATTGCTGATTAGGGTGGGCGCCCCAGCCGTTGGGGGTGATAGCAGGCACTCATCAATAGGTATCCCCAAAGAAAACCTGCAAGAGTTTGATGATATTTTTATCCAGGCTTACGGTGGGAGCGCATCCGGACCAGGTGGCGGATATGACTTACAGGGCCGCGCAGGTGGCGGCGGGACCGGCGGTGACGGCTCAAGCGAGAGAATTATTAATAACGGATCGAATATTGAAGTTTGGACCGGCGCGGGTGGCGGAGCGGCCGGCTACCAGGGCAATGGCGGTGCTGGCAAGTCTGCTCAGGTTGGTGCTGTCAGCAACGGCGGCCAGGGCGGCGGCGCGGCAGGCGGATTTACCTATTACCGGAACACCGGATTTCAGGGTGGCTTTTCCAGGGGGTCAGCAGGCGGTGGCGTGGGCGTTAAAGGAGTCGGCGCAAGCGGTGCCGGCAGTCCCGTCCAGGCTGAAGGGCAAGCCCCCGAAAGGGGTAATTCTGGCTCTAGTGGCACTGGCGCAGACTTTGGAGCTGGTGGCTCAGGGCTCTATAACGAATCCCCGTCAGTTGCCCCTGATTACACCCAGCCTGGCGGTGGTGCAGTGAGAATTATTTGGGGCATTAAATACAGTTATCCCAATAACGCGGACGTTAGCCAATGAATTACCTGAAGCTCACAATTCCAGCGGGGATACGTTGGCAGGGGACAGCATTACAGTGTTCTGACCGCTGGCATGACGGGTCTCTGATGCGGTGGGATCAGGGGGCAATGATGCCTGTGGGCGGCTGGTTGCAATACCTGGCGAACACTCTTTCACCTGTTGTTATCCCTGACACGATGGTTGTCAGAAATGCCCACTCATGGTTTTTAAACCAGCAGAGCGGCGACACTGATGTCGGCAGATATATGGCGGCCGCAACGCCCCTAAATCTTTATGTCATGGACGCGGGTGGTGCAGTAACTAATCTGACTGAGAACATCGATCTTCAGGGGTCTGAAACACCTTTCGCAAACAAAGGGTATGGCGGCGGCAAGTATGGTGCTGAAGCTTACGGAACGCCTCGACAGCTTGACGGCATACAAACACTAATCCCTGCAACGTCCTGGACACTAGATAATTACGGCGAGTGGCTCCTGGGTGTATCGACTAGTGATCGCAGGATATGGGCATGGGAACCAGCAGACGACAAGTTTGGCGTATTAGAAAACTCCCCCAAGTGCTTATCTCTTGTAGCTACTGAAGAGCGATTTGTTTTTGCTCTGGCGGCAGAAGTCAACGGGACGGTCAACGTTAGGCGTGTCGCCTGGTGTGATCGGGAAGACCCCACGACCTGGACGGCTACGGCTCTCAACGAGGCCGGTGGCTTTGAGCTCCAGACTGACGGGGCTATTCGCTGTGGCATTAGGGTCAGGGGAAGAACGCTCATCCTGACCACCACAGACGCCCACGTTGCGACATATTCGGGCCCGCCATTGGTGTATGGATTTCAGCAGGTCGGCAAAAACTGCGGCGTGATTTCTGATAGGGCTGTTGCGGCCACGGGTGCTGGCGCCTTTTGGATGGGCAGAGATGGCTTTTATCAATATGACGGTTCATCCGTTCGGGAGCTCCCCTGTGAGGTCTTAGACCGTGTTTTCCGTTTCCTAGACAATACATACGCTCACAACGTGTACGCGGTCGCTAACGCCAAATTTAATGAGATCGTATGGTTTTACACTGGCATGGGCCAGGATGGCGTAGAGGAAGAAATAGACGGCGAGAAGGTCATCCGCAAGGTTAACAGCCGTTATGTTTCTTATGACTACGCGCAAGGGCATTGGTCGTTTGGTGAGATTGACCGCCATGCCGGCGTTGATTCGGGTGTGTTCCGAGACCCTATATATATTGATTCACGTAATCGTGTTTATCGCCATGAGATTGAGAACGCTCCCCACGGTGGCGCCAAGCCCTGGGCGGAGAGCGGGCCTATTGATGTGGGCAACGGTGACCAGGTGATTACGGCCACGCAATTGCTGTCTGATTCATTCCCCACTGACCGGCTAAATGCCACGTTTAAAACCCGCTTTGAGCCACAAGGTACTGAGACCGTCCACGGGCCCTATGTGGTCAAGCCAAAGACGGACGTGCGATTCACTGGGCGACAGATCCGAATGCGCCTGGAGGCTTACTCAGCGCCCCCTGTGGTCTATGAGACATGGCACAACCTGGGTGATAAGTCCTGGAACGAAGAAAAGCGCGATTGGGATGAAGCAAACAATCCGCTAGTAGAAAAAGCAGAAACTCGCGCAGAGATTTATGCTGGGTGGACTTATTCATTTGATAAGTGGGACGACGTAGCAACCAAATGGGAAGACATTGAGGTTGCGCCACCAGAAGAGCCCGAAGAGCCACCACCGCCGGCACCAGGTAACCCGAATCTACCTAATTACGGAGATGGCCTGGCGGGCACTGAAGATGTGCGAATTGGCGACATGAGATTACTAATTACCCTGGGAGGCTTGCGGTGAGTAGTGACAGAAAAGAATACCTGGGAACAGGTGAGGCGCCCCCGCCATATTCTGGCGATACAAAGCTATGGGCGGAAGATTTGGATAATTACTTAAAACGTCGCTTCCAGGCGCTGGATGAGAAAATTAAGAATTTAGAAGCGGCCGCGGCACTGAGGTTAAATAGTGGAAGCAATTGATATTCATCAAGAGGTTTTGCGGGTGCGGCCATTCCTGGAACCGGCGCTTAAATATGGCAATGGCACCCATGATTTTGTGCACATAGTGCAAGGCGTCATTAACGGAAGCTTGATTTTATGGCCAACAGAAAACTCAGCGATTGTTACCGAATTTCACAACTTCCCAAATAAGCGGATGTTGCACATTTTTCTGGCGGGCGGTGACCTCTCAGAAATTAAACAATTGCATGATGACGTAGTAAAATTCGCAAAAGAAATGGGCTGTGCGGGTCTTTCATTAACGGGCCGTCCTGGATGGGTAAAAGCACTATCTGATTTGGGTTTTGGTCATAACGAATTACGATATGTAACAAAGGAGTTTGGGCGATGAGTAGCGGCGGCAAAGGTGGCGAGACAACTACAGAAATACCCCCAGAATTTAAAGAGAGAATTTTAGGGGCTTATGACCGTGGCGAGAAACTAGCTACAACGGCTCCGCTGACTTACACGGGTATTACCCAGGCGGCGCCTAGTCAGGCAACCCAGTCATCCTGGAACCAAACCAATGACATGGCGAATATGCTGGGTCTAGGAATGGCCTCTGGTAAGCCGACTGATGATTTGCCTGGCGGCAATCGATTGAGAGAAATGCAGGGTATGAAAGGCTATGACGCTAACTTTGGTTATCAAGGTGAATTAGGCCGACAGCAGAAGCTTTACCCTGAGCGAGTTGCCGCAATGAATAGCCTGATTCCTGGCTTACTAGACCCTTCCACAATCCATCGCGGCAAGGGCTTTTGGGAAGACGCCCCAGGCACCGCGGGCGGCGGGCAAGCGGGCCCAGGCGGTAGCCAAATGAGTTATGAGCAGATCCTGGAAATGATGAAGCGCGGAGGGATCAGCGTATGAGTGCCGGCGGACAACAGCAAGCGGGACCAATGAATGGTAGCGGCAAAGGGTGGCGCAAGCGCGTCACAGCCCACCGCTCCTGGCATGAATTACACCATGAGCAACGATAGTGTAGGCGGCGGCAAGGGTGGATCGATGGCCGGCGGCGCGGGTGTCGGAATTGGTCAGCCGCCCATGATGGGGGCCGGCATTGGCTCAAACTTTGTCCCCCCAACAAACGCATCTTCTGCGGCCCAGACGGGCCAGCAGGGCCCTATGGGGACGCCTACTCAGAACACCATGGGGCCTAATGCGTTCCAAACTGGGCTGGATGCTCAGAACGGGTCAATGCAGTTTTTCCAAAACCAAATGAATGGCGGCGGCAGTCAAGCAATGAATGACCTGATCGCCAAAATGGCCGCTGGCGGTAATGCCATGCCAATGGGCGGAGGGGCGGGTTTTAGTGGCCCAGCCTATCAGATGAAGGTGCCAGGTCAGGACCTTTACAGCTATGACCCAACGATGGCAGAAGGGCAATCCTGGCAAGCGGCTCAGTTAAAAGACCAAAACATTAACGATTACATGAATCCCTACACCCAAAACGTGATCGATACGACGATGGGTGACTTGGATATGGCGAGACAAAACGCCATTAACAGCTCAGGTGTTGCGGCTACCCGCGGCGGCGCCTTTGGCGGTGATCGTCACGGGATTATGGAGGCTCAGAACAACAACGACTATATGCAGAACGTTGCCAGGACTAGCGCACAACTCCGCAACCAGGGTTATCAGAATGCCCAGAATGCGGCAATGAGTGACGTGAGCTCTCAGAACCAGGCACTGAGTTCTAACGCGGCAATGGCTCAGCAGGCCAACATGGCAAACACGGCGGCACAAAATGCGCGTGATCAGTTTGTTGGTCAGACGGCTAACGCAAACCAGATGGCGGCGGAAACGGCCAATCTTCAGTCAGCTACTCAGATGGCACAAAGTGGCGGCAACAACGTCCAGGCAATGATGCAGATGAAGGCACAGCAACAGCAGGCCGCATTGGCCGCAATGATGAAACAGCAGGGTATGCAGTTTGATGCGGCTAACCAGGCTTACGGCATGGGTCAAGACCGCTTTAACATGGGCCAAAACGCCTTGGATCAAATGGGTCAGGTCGGCGGCCAAATCGACGATTTGAACCAAAACCTGATCAACCAGCAGATCCAGATGTTTATGAATCAGCAGAATGCCCCACAAAGTCAATTCCAGAACATGCTGGGGCCATTGTCAGCACTCTCTGGCGGCGGTACGCAGTCATACAGCCCTGGGAAGATGGATTACATGGGAATGGGTACGCAACTGGGTGCCGCGGCTCTCATGGGCTCTGATATGCGCCTAAAGGACAACATCCAGAAGGTGGCGACGATTAACGGAATTAATCTTTATAACTGGGATTGGAACGAGGAAGGCCAGAAGGCGTTTCCAGGTCAGAGCACGTTTGGCGTCCTGGCTCAGGAAGTTCAGGAAACTAGACCTGACGCGATCACTGAGAACGCAGACGGTTGGCTGATGGTTGATTACGCCAAGCTTCCAGAAGTGGCCAAAACCGTAATGATGAGGGCATAACGATGGGCTTAATGGAAATAATTGGCCAGCTAATGGGCAATCAGGGCGGGTCCCCTCCAGGGGCTACTCCGCCTTATATGCCCCAGCCGACTAACGCGGGTGGCCAGCAACCGCCGGTTAATGCTATGAGCGAGACCCCAATGATGCCTGGCCTCCAGCGGCCGCCTGGAAACGTTCCCTACCAGATGGGTCCTCCAGGTCCGCCGATGGGACCGCCAGAAGTTGCAGGACCTCCCAAGCATTTGCTGGGTGACCTGGGCGCGGGCGCCGATCGACTGCAAGGGCCACCCAGGGACCAGCTCCAGGAAAACGGCGTTGAGGGAATGCTGGCCAATCAAATTGGTGTCCCTGAGAGGGAAAAGGCTCCCGCCTGGATCGATCAAAAGTGGTACAAAGATAAAAACCGCCTGGGCATGATGCTGGCCGCGGCAAGCAACGGCTTTGGCAATATGACCTTGCGTGGTAATTCTGGCATGAAAGGGCACAAATGACATGCTGATGAAGGTCGGAATGCAGGGCATGGAAGACAACAAGACCATGAAATATCTGGCTGAGAACAACCCAGAGATGTTTCGCGTCATGACCAAGTTGCCGCCTAGTCAGCGCGGTGAGTATATGAAGCTCGCGATGCAGTCTAAGTTTAGGAAGGCTACCGGCGCCGGACGATACTGCGGCCATCCGTAATTACGAGTATTTTGAAGGTCTTAGTGATGATGAGCAAAAAGCATTTCTGGGCGTTCAGCGTGGCGATAAGATCATTAAGGGCACTGATGGCTCAGTCCAGGTTAGACGGGCTGATGGGTCACTGGAAACTGTTATTTCGTCAGAGGATGCGATAGCGGGCACCTACAGTTCTACATCCGCGTCGGACGTTGCATCAAGTGATTCTGAGAAGATTGCAAAACTATCACAGAATGCTAAAGACTCAGCCAGACAGATACCGCTATTGGAGGAAGAGCTGGCGCTGTCTATGGACCCAGCCAGAGCTGAAGGATTGTTTGCCCCAATCGAGAAAATGTTTAATGCAATACAGGCGGAATTGGGTGAGGAATACAATACCGATTTAAGCGGCGCAACAAGAGACCAGTTACTGAGAGCTGGATCAGCGCGGCGGGTTATGAATTGGTTTAAGCAATCTGGACTAGGTGCCAGGGGAATGGATACGCCTGCTGAATACAATCGATTGCTCGAGGCATTCGGTGGTCTTGAGAGTATGACGCCGCAAGCTTACTCTGAGCTTTTACGTCGATTAATTAGAGATAAAGAAAGGACTATTGAGGACTATAATTCCGAGCTGGGAAGTGGCAGATACGACGACGTTTTTAATAGCGAGTTTTATCAGCCCAGGGATATGCCCTGGCGTAACGATGCGAACATCCCGCCGCTTCCCGATGGCTTTCAACTTTGAGGTTATTTAAATGGAAGTAGCACATAACCCCACAACAGGTGAGCGCCTGATTCTTGAAAATGGGCAGTGGGTGCCTTTGAAGGTTGCAACGAATCCGGATTCTGGTGCCCAGGTCGGGCTGGTTGGCGGTGAGTGGAGACCTTTGCCTGGGGTAGAGGCCGCTTCTCCCCCAGAGTCAAATTCGTGGTTGGGGGCATTGACAGATTCGTTTCAGGAGTCAGCAAAGACGGGAGACAGACCTTTCCAGGAAACGCTTGATACGATAGGTTCTAGCGTTGGGGGTGGCCTAGCAGGGCTTGCCAGGGGGCTTTATGGCTCTGTTACGGGTGAGGACTATGAAACAGCTAAGGCGGCCCAGAATCAGCTCTCTAGCGATCTAACGGTTGCGCCCAGGTCCGCGAGCGGCGAGCGAATGATTGGCAAGGTTGGCGAGGCATTTGACCAGCCCATATTTAACTGGCTAGACAGCACGGCAGAGTCCTGGGGCCAGAATACTAACGATTACCTTAAAGAGACCCCACTAGCTCCAGCGGCGCCCTTAGCGGGCATTCTGGCATCCCTGGGACCTGAAGCCGCGGCGGGTGTCGCTACCGGCGGCATGGGTAATATGGGTCTTAGAATTGCAAAGTCTGCGGGTGGCGAGATTTATGACGCCGCAAAGGCTCCAATCGCGGCCAAGTATGAGGCCAGGCAGGCGTCTAAGGCGGCAGATAAGGCAGAGCAAGAGCGCAAAAGCAGAATAGCGCCCACGCTCTTATCATCCATTGAGGCTGAGCCAGATGTGGATGACCTGTCAGCCGGCGCCGCCCAGGTTGAGGGCGCCAGGCAGAGGGTTGCAACGGCGCAAAACTTACCCACGCCTATCCCTTTGACCCAGGGACAAGCTACTCGCAACGCCGCGCAAATGTCAGATGAATACAACATTCCCAGGCAGGACCCCAAAACGGGGGCGCCGCTGGCACAGTTCCAGCGCGATCAACAGCGGCTTTTACAGCAAAACCTAGATCAGCAGGAAGCGCCACGCGCTAACTGGATGGACCTGGATAGCGATGAGGCCCTGGGGCGCAAAGTAAAAACTACCCTGGCGGCGCGAGCAAAGGCTAATAAGGAAAAGACAGACGGCCCTTTACGATATAGCCAGAGAGCAGGGGGCAATGGATACCCCGATCAGGGTTAACGGGTTAGACGCCGCTTTTAGAGAGCTAGAGGCTGGGTTTTACAACAAGGTCCAAGGCGGCGAATTCAAGATGCTGAAAGATATGGCAGATGAAATTGGCGTTTCCAATGGGCGAATGGCCACCATTAATGATGTTGAGAAATTCCGCATCCAGATAAATCGAGTTTTAAAAGACCCCTTAAACCCTAATCACAAAGCAATGGCCAAAATTTTAAAGAAAGCCGTTGATAAGTCTCTGGATAACGTCCCCGACTCAGCCGCGGCATACAAGCGCGCCAGAGCGGCATACGCCAGGAATAAAACCGAGACTGATGGCAACGCTCTGGTAACGCAATTAACGGGTAAGAAGGGCCGCACACAGTCCCCATCTACTGCTGATGAGCAAGTTTATTCAAAGATCAAAAACGCCCCAATTGCCGATGTAAAGCGCCTGTTGCGAATGGCGGCAAAGGTGCCCAATGGGGTGGAGCTCATTCACACCCTGGGGCAACGGGTAATGATGGACCTGGTGAATACGGCGCAAAAGGGCAAGCCTGGCGAGTTCAATGCGCGAGCATTTAAGACCGAGATAGATAAACTTGACCGGTCTGGAAAGCTTGAAGCTCTTTATGGGAAACAGAAGGCCCAGGAATTGCGAGACATTGCCGAAGTTGGCGAAACAATTAACACCATGCCATACGGCAATAGCGCAAACTATTCTCAGTCTGGTAACACCAAATTAAAGGCTGTAATGGATGTAGTTGGCAGGGCGCCAATGATTGGGTCAACGTTTGCGGGCAGGGCCGCTAAGGCAGTTGGTGACGCGGACCAGGCAAAATCATTGCAGTTATTAAACGAGCAGAAAGTTAAAAATGCGCTCGATATAGAAGGACTATTATCTTATGAATAAGCCCAAGCCGTTAGCAGATACAGAGATCCGCAATATCGTGAGAACGGCTATTGAGGAAGCTGTTGGCTACGTTGAGACCAGCATTGCCCCAGATCGTGAGAGAGCGATGCGTTACTACGAGGGCAAATGTGACATTGGCCATGAGCGCGGCCGGTCCAAGATTGTCGCCACAAAGATCAGAGACACCATTAGGCAGATCAAACCCAGCCTGATGCGGGTATTCCTGCAATCGGAAAAGCCTGTTGAGTTCCAGGGGGCAAATCCCCAGCAAGCCCAGGCGGCGGAAAACGCCTCTGAATACTGTCAGATCGTATTTAACAAGCAGGGCGGCTATAAGCTACTCCAGGACGTTTTTCACGATTCGTTATTACATAAAAACGGCATCGCTAAAATCTACTTTGATCCAGAAGAAAAGCAGGAAATTATTGAGTACGCCAATCTGACCGATGAAGAGCTGGCAATGATTGCGTCAGACCCAGAGCTTGAGGTCCTGGAGCATACAACCCAGGAGATAGTCGGCGGCGATCAGTTAATGCAGGCTCACGATATTAAGCTGGTAAAAACCATTCAGTCTGGTGAGATCAAATTAGAGTCTATCCCCCCCGAGCAGTTCTTTGTTGATGCCGGCGCCAGTTGTGTAGAGGATGCTTACATCATTGGCCAGCGCACTGAAAAGACTATTGGTGACCTGGTGGAAATGGGCTTTAAATGGTCTGAATTAGAAGGGCTTGATGGCCTGGACGGAGAGGCCGAAAACGAGCAATTTGAACGCACTCATTACGATGACGAGCGAGAGGGTACGGACCCATCGACTAGGCCTGTCATGGTCACAGAATGTTATATGAAGGTTGACGTTGAGGGTACGGGCATACCCCAGCCCTATAAGTTCTTGATGGGCGGCAGTAAGTACAAGATGCTTTCCCATGAGCCCTTGGGATGACGTGCCGTTTGTTTCATTCTGCTCTGATCCCATTCCCTCACGCATTCTTTGGCCAGTCTATTGCCGACGTGCTTTTTGCGGAGCAAGACAGCTCTACGGTTGTGCTTAGGGGTATCTTAGACAACACCGCCCTGGTGAATAATCCGCGCCTGGAAATACTTGATGGTGCGACCAACGTATCTGACATTTTGAATAATGAAATTGGCGGCATTGTCCGGTCTAAACAAATGGGCTCTGTACAACCGCTAGTTATTCCGTTTGTCGCGGGTCAGACCCTGGAGGCTCTGAATTACCTGGATCGTAATTGTGAGGCCAAGACCGGCGTTAACTCAGCGTCTAACGGTCTAAACCCTGACGCCCTGAAGGCCAACAGTAGCGCCACAGCGGCCAATGCGATGGTCTCAGCCAATAACGCCACATTGGAGTTAATGGCCCGTAACCTGGCAGAGGGGGGCGTCACAGCGATGTTTAAGCGGATTCTCAAGCTCGTTATTGAGAATGCTACTGATGAAATGATGCAAAAGGTCTCAGGCACTGATTTTGTGCAGTTCGATCCAACAACCTGGGACATGTAGAATGGACACCCAGGTTAACGTGGGGCTGGGTACGGGTAATGAGCAACAAAAGATGATGGCGCTACAGCAGGCCATGCTGGCCCAAGAAAAGGTTGTTGCCCAGTTCGGGCTCACTAACGGCATTGTTGGACCAAAAGAATTGGTCAACACCATAACGGACCTATTGAGAATGGCTGGCGTCCAGAATGCGGACAGGTATTTCCAGCCAATTGATGATCAGAAAGAACAGCAATTGATGCAAATGGCCCAGCAACAACAAGCGGCCGCACAACAACAGGGCGACCCAAGCCAGGCATTAGTCCAGGCGGAGCAGGTCAAGGCCCAGGCTCAGCAACAGATCAAGCAGGCTGAGCTACAACAGAAGGGCCAAATAGAGATGGGCAAGCTACAAGCCCAGTTTGGCCAGGACGCGCTCGACCGTGATCTAAAGCGGGATGAGCTTGACGCTAAAATTGCCCTTGAGGGCGCGAAGCTAGACAATAAATTGGCTCTTGATGAAGCTAGTTTATATGCGAAAATTAACGCGCCAAGACAAGGGACGGGACAATAATCGTGGTATCTATATGGCAACAGACCCAATCAATATTGCAGGCGTTAGATGGGACAACAATTTCCAGCAACCGACCGGCATTTACAGCACGGGGGTTAACACGGCAATGGACCCGCAGAACCTTAACAACAGCAGGATTCCTGCGGAGAGTTCAAAAGTCCCTTTTACGCCGAGGACAATCGACACAACTCCAAGCACAGACACAACCAAGGGACGTGTCATTGACACGTATGCCTAATGAGTAGAACCGAAGACATGGCGGCAGGCGTCCGACGCTTAAAGCAGGACACCACGTTGCAGATAGTGCTGACTGAAATACGATCAGAGGCTATCGACATCTTTGAAAATCCCAACTCCACAGCGGAGAGGATTATCGAAGCCCACGAATCCATACGGGCCGTGGGACTCTTGGAACGCAAGTTTGACTCCATTGAGGGCAATGAGCGTATCCAAAATGATAGGAGCAGTAACGATGGATGATTTTGTTGGTAACGGCGATGAGCGATCTCCCGCAACAGATGATATTGGTCAGGCAACCGAGGAATCTTTGATTGAGCGAATGCTTGAAACAGAGACTGCTCCCGAGCCAGTAGAAGAACCCGCCGAAGAAGTTGAAGAGACTCCAGAAATGGAATCTGAGACTGAAGAGGTGGCAGAAGTTGAAGAGGTTGATGAGACTATTGATGAAAGCACTCCTGATGATTCGGAAGAGCCCGAAATGTTCACCGTTAAAATTGACGGAGAGGAACACTCGGTAAACCTGGAAGAATTGAAGAGAGGCTATTCAGGACAAAGTTATATCACCACTCAAATGCAAAGGGTTGCGGAGAATCGTAAAGAGACCGAGCAAGTTTTTGCGGCGTTAAGTCAAGAGCGGGCGCAAGTGCAAGCGGCACTCCAGATGCTATCAGATGGAACCTTTGCCCATCCCCCGCAGGCACCAAGCGAAGAGCTATTTCAGTCTGATCCTATGGCGTATATGGAGCAACAACTTCAGTATCAAAAGGACCAGCAGGCTTTTCAAGAAAAGGTTGGGTATATGCAACAACAAGCCCAGGCTAATCAGCAGACCAACGAACAGGCGCGGAGTGCTTACCTTTCCCAAGAAGTCGAAATGCTTAAAGGGTTTCACCCAGAGCTTTTTGACGCAGAAAAGGGACCGGAAGTGAAAGAGCGGTTAGTCACCCAGGCATCTGAAAGCTACGGCTTCAGCCCTGAAGAGATTAATGGCGTTATGGATCATAGACACATGCGCGTGTTAATGGATGCGATTGCCTACCGACAGCTAAACAGCGAATCGGGCAAAAAGCGAGTTGAGCAAAAAGTCCAGGCTAAACAGGTGCGATCGACTAAGCGAAAAGTTAATGCCGATCAGCAACAACGGCAAAAGCAGAGAGACAGGTTAAAGCAGACTGGAGATATTGAGGATGCAATTGGCCTTCTTTTAGAGTGATTTTATTAATAGTTTAATTGGAGAAATTTATGAGTAATCGAGCAATTGACGGATCAGGTAACACTGCTCCGGTAATCACGGCTTCCACTTACGGAAGTGATTTAAACCGTCCTGGATACCCTGATGAGAGTTTCGTTACTGGTATCCGCGAGCAATTGTCAGATATTATTTCTGATATTTCGCCCACAGAGACACCTTTTTATACAAAGTGTGGCAAAGAGTCTGCTAAGAACACGTACACTGAATGGCAGACAACAGCGCTCCAGGATGCTGAGATTAACGCTCACATCGAAGGTGCTGATTCCGGTGCTGAGTTCAACAAGACTGAGCGAATCGGAAACTACACCCAAATTGGAAAGCGTGGTTTCCGCGTGTCGGGCACTGTCCAAAGTGTCACAACGGCAGGCCGAAATAAGGAATACGCTTACCAGGCTTTGCAGAAAGGTAAAGAGCTCAAGCGTGACCTGGAGGTTGCTCTTTTGGGTACTCAGGGCCGTGACGCTGGTTCTGGTTCTACGCCTCGCATTATGTGTGGTGTAGGCGGCTGGATGGCCACCAACACGGTTGGCGATGCTACTTTCCCCACTGCTGGTGACGGCTCAGGCGGTTTTGTTGCTGGCACTGGTGCATCGTTTACCCAGGGTGATTTTGATCAGCTCCTGGAAACGTTATGGACCGAAGGCGGAGAGCCCGATCGCGTATATTTGCGAGCGGATTTAATGTCTGCGGCGGTCGCAGAGCTGGAAGGCAACAACAACCAGCGTGGCAACATCATGGCAACCGAAGAGAAGGTGGTTAACTCAATGGTTCGCTACCAAACGCCCTGGGGCTTGATCACGTTTGTACCTGATCGCTTTATGCCTGCTGGGTCTTTGTATGTCCTGGAGTCAAAGAAGTGGAAAGTCGCAACACTGCGCGGCTGGAAGCAAGAGACTCTCGCTAAAACCGGTGATTCAATGCACGGCCATATCGTGGGCGAGCATACACTGGTGGCTCATAATGAGGCATCAAGTGGTCACATGGCGACATACACCAAGTAATTGGTTCACTCTTCACGGGGGCAGAAATGCCCCCTTTTTTTAATTACAGAGGTGACGGGATGAAAATCGGTGAATCTTTTGAAGTACAGGATGGGAAGCTTTTACATATTGAAAAGCACGATCCTAATCCCTACCTGGACCAGGCCACTTATTTACGGCACAAGCGCGAAGCTACTGGAAAATTTTTAATTTCATGGGCGAGAAGATTAGCGAACCTCAATATGCTTACCCGCCTTTTTTAGAGCAGGTGTGGAGTAACAAGTGGGGAGTTCGCCAGGACGATGAAGCCTTTGATAGCATTGTCCAGATCGAGCTCAACAGCGGCGATTACGAGAAATTCAGAATCTAATGGGTATCCTAGACGCGGCGGCAAGCAACAAACCAAAGGCAAGGGCCCCTGAGAGCTCCGTAATGGGCCCCAGGCACCCGTGGATGGCAAAGGTGGCCGAAGCCCTTAATGCAGGCGAGAGGGCCGTGGACGGCTCTATAGCGAGCTGGGTGTACCCCAACAGCCTGGATGATGCGCTTAATAACTTTGCGTATCACGGCACGATGTCGCCAGGACAGGCCGCAGGCGCCGCCCTGGACGTGGGTGTGCCAGTAGGGCCGGCCAAGGTTGCAGGCCAGGCGCTGGATAAGATCGGGACAATGAACCGCTGGTATCAGAGCCCAGACCCCGCCCAGCACATGAAAGATGAAATGCGGCACATGTTCGATAACGAGGGCAAAAGCTTCAGAGAGGCCGCAGGCACTCCCCTGGTAAAGCATCGCGAGAGCATTGTTACCAGCAGTGACTACGCGCCATTGCCGGTGGACCAAATCGCCAACAGGCCAAAGCTCCAGGAAGATTTTTACCAGGGCGCCACCAGACTAGGCTGGGCGGATGATGGCCTAGAGGGCGCCGCTAAGCCGGTGGCTAAAGGTGAAAAGCCCAGGGCGATCCTGGTAACGGGGGCGGCGGCGGCAGGAAAGAGCTCTGTGGCCAATCCAATAGCCAGGCAATACAACGCGGCCATTGTTGATCCTGATGAGGCTAAAAAGATGCTTCCAGGATTTGCTGACGGGATGGGCGCCAATGCGGTACATCCGCAGTCCAAAGTAATGACGGAACAGCTCCAGGAGGAGCTCATGAGGGACCGTTACAACCTAGTGATACCGCGGATAGGGTCAAACCCCGATAATGTCTTAAAGACGGCTGAACAGCTCAGGGCGAAGGGTTATGACGTTCAGCTATTAAATATGGATGTTTCAGCGGAAGAGGCCGGTAAGCGAATGCTTTTACGGTCAGCAGGTACGGGGCGACACATCCCCGTTGACATATTCAATAAAGACGCCCAGGGCGCTATCGACACGTTTGGCGTCTTGAAGTCAAATCAAAACGGGTTATTTGATGGAATATCTCAGGTAGCAAACGGACCGGAAGTACCCGCGAAGGGCCTGAAGCCGGTCCTAATGAATAGCGGTATCCTGGACGCGGTGCCAGGTTTGACTATCTAGCTATCCTCTGAGCTTGAGTTGGCGATGATGTCATCCCAGTAAGCAATACGCTCTAAGCTCTTCAGGAGTGTAAGCGGGCAGGTACTGGTAAGGCACCAGGATCTGGTAAGCGCCGACAGCGGCCACCAGGCAGTAAAGAAAGATAACGAATTCCATAACAACCTCCGGTGAAAGTATATCACGCCTGGAGACCTCCATTCCAGGCGACATCATTAGAATCAAACAAAATACGGTTGACCAGGCCAATGGCGCTGGCGCCCCAGTGCTTGCTGTAGAAGTTATAAGACTCTTCTAGCAGTTCTGGCGCATCTTCCATATTTGCGTACACGTTGCGAATGTAATTCCAAACTCGTTGCTTGAGCTCATCGCTGTACTCGATGCTGGTAAAAACGTGCTTTACCTGGGGTATGTCATCGCGGCTGTTGCTGTACTCATACAGGTCCTGCATACCGTCAAAGTGACCATACTGAAACTGACGTGCGTACTCTCTAACCGACTCATAAATTTCTGGGTTCACATCCTCCAGAATAACCACGTCCATACTTGAGCCCATGCTGTACTGACGGCTCGTTACGCGACCCTTGATGCCGCGAGCTTTAGCTCCTGGCGTACCATCTTTGCCGCTCTTGCGTTTTCACTCATTTGCTTTGCCATTTTTACTCTCCTTGTAATGGCCGCGTTATGCGGCCGCCTTGATTTTGATTTGGTCGAAACCTGCGTTGGCGACGATCCAAATCCCATCATCATTCTCGATGATGTCGCCGACTGAAGTTGATCGACCTTCCCACCCTTTGGGCCGTGCGCACAGGTTTTGACTGAGGTGATAAGCCTGCTCAAGATCGTTAGTGTCAATTTGACCAGCTTCAAAATACTCGCCGTTCTGAAACTTGACGATGATCTCTTCCATACTCAAGCCCATGCTGTAGCCGTACCAAACTGAGTCGCTGAAAATTTCTTTGTTGGCGTGATAAATCTTGATCATTTTTTTTCCCCTGGTTAGTAACAATGAAGCCACTATGACCTATTATCGATACGAGGTCAAGTGTTTTTATCAATTAATTTCAAATTATTTTTTGGCGTTTCGGCGCCGCACAATCTGCCGGCATCGATCAGTGCAGAAGCGGGCCCGCACGTCCCTGGCTTTAAACTCTTTGCCGCACTCCTGGCACTCCAGCGTTTGCTCTGTCCTGGATAGGCTGAGCGCCTGGGCCGCTTTGTTAATTTCATCTGTCACTTCACTACTCCCCAACTATAGGCGCACCAGGCGCCACCAAATAACATGCAAATAAATCCGCCTGGGTTGACTCCGTTGACGGCCAGAAAAATGCCGCACAACAAAAGGATGAGCCCGCCAAGAATCCAGACCGCGCCGATTGCGAGCGCGCCCAGGTAAATCGCAACCAAGATTGCGAAAGGCAATAACGCTAACCCAACAATTACTTCAACCATTTTTATTCTCCTCACTAAGTCTTTTTTGGAGCTCGCTGTATTCAACAGCCGCTTCATAAGTTTCAAACAAAGAACCGGTGCTGGTCGGGTGGGCCATCTCGCCCTGGCGCTCAGTGCAAAGCGGGAATTCTTTACCGCCTGTTTTTGCAAACACCTTGATGACTTCCGCGCCAGGAAAATATCTTTTGTGGCTTCCGCGATGAGTCCAGTAGTAATTACCCTTAATTGCTTTATCGATCATTTCACTCTCCCTGGTTGTGTCGCCTACACGGCGACGATTCCGTTACTGGTTAACTTGAGACTGATACTGTCCTCAGTCCAGAAGTGGGCGTTGTCCCCAAATCCCTCCCGCCTGTATCCGACCAGGTAACAGTCATATTCAGTGCCGGTGATTAGCGGCGCCTTTGCGATGGGGTAGGGCCAAACATCTCCGCCCTGGCGCTCGACTATGAACAGCTCCACCTTGTGATCCCATCTCAAATTTTTGGCAATCTCTCGGAGCTGTTTGCGTTGTTCCGTCTTAGTCATCTTGCTCCCCCTGGTTTAGACCGTCAGCCAGGTCGGCCAACACGTCATCATAAAATTCACTGGCGGTGCCGCTGTACCAGGACTGGACTAGGCAGGGCGCCCCGTTCGCAGACCAGACCATGCCGGCCGGCGCGTCGATGCAGATGTGCTTTTCGCCTCGCTCGATGAAAGAGACACCCCAGTCGATGGCGCCGCCAAGGGCCGCCACCGCATCAATGAGTTTTTGCTTGCTCGCCATTACGTTCTCCTGGTTAAAATTGACTTCACTCAAACAACAGAGACATTATGACCCAATATCGCTACTAGGTCAACTGTTAATATTACCAATTTAGTGGCGACCAGCCAGGAG